GTTGAAGAATACAAAGACGAGGATGCTCACTTGGGTTGGGGATTCCAACGATGGGAAAAGATGACTGACAAGGAAAAACTTGACGCAAAGAACTCTCTCCCGTTCTATGAGATTTACCTCAAGGAAAACCAAGCGGAGAAAAAATCACTTCACTATTTTTTGGAGGATAAGGTATGGGAATGGAAGACGATTAAACAAATCTCAAGGAGACCCAAACCAAAACCTGTTTTGACGAATCAGGATAAAATTCGTATCTTTGAAGAAGAAATGAAACGTAAAGGAATTAAAATCTAAAAAAAAATGGAAGCAAACATCGGAGCATTTGAAGCACACGGAGAAAGTATGATGAGAGAACTTTGGAAGCAGGTTCTCCCTTACTTCAACAAGAATCACGATTACGGAACTCGTGAGGATAAAATCTTTTACTCACTCTGTAATTTCTTGGAAGAAAATCAAAATCATTGGGTTTGGGACAAGGTTGATTCAGACTCTCTGTTGAATCCCGAGGAGTATTTCAAAATCCTCTCCAAGGAACTATTGGACGAGAGTCTAATTCTCGACAAGAAAATTACAGACGAGCGTGGTAGAGTGGTAGGGGTCGAGCAGGTCAAGATTAAGAAACCCAAATACGAATACCCAAAGTGGATTAAGAACCGAAGTGTAAAAACTTCCAACGGGATATTGGTTCGCTACACGGACAAACGAGAAATATCCATCAAGGGATTCACCGAAGGTCTGATTATGAGCACCGCAGACTACACGAAATTCAAGGAAGCACTCACCCTCGATTTGACGACCTTAACCCTTCCCCATCTCCACCAACTTATTGTCGATATCAAATCAGACCCAAACGACCCGTTTTGGACACGTTTCCCGACACTTCGGACGTTCTATGAGGACTTACTCACGGAACTCGGAGAAAGTCCCGTAAATGGAAAAAAAACCAAATCGAACAAAACCTACCAAATCGGGAAGGGATTCAACAACAAACAACCGAAACAATCCGACTCTGATACTATTGACGTTTTCAACGGGATTTAGATATTTCTATTGTTGTTTATATTTATTCATACGGGGGTGTTGGGGTTTTCTTGTTGTTTGTTGCTCCCATCAACAAGAACTTTCATATCGAGGTTCGGATTTCTTTTTTTCCCCTTCACCCCCTTTATCTTATGACAGATTTCAATATTAGACGCAAACGGGTCGGAGAAGACGGAGAGTGGGAGTATGAGTGCGTGCGTTGTGAACGTTGGTTGGAGAAACCTAAATTTCGTGGTTGCGTTCAATATACAGACCCCTACGGGAATTGTCTAATTTGTTCTTCTTGTCGAGCAAAGCAAACCCGTCAGACCCAAAAAGAAAACGAGCAAGAATCCATCAAACACATTTTGACTTTAATTGGATTCTACGAATACGAAAGTGCTGAGGAGTGGTATAGAGCAAAACACAAAAAACACACGGGATACTTACCCGAAGACCTACCACCATACAAAAAGAAAAAATAGAGGTATTTATAGAGATGGATTACAATATGGTTTTGACCGCAGTATTGACCTTTGCTTCGTCTATTGTGGGTTATTTTGTCGGAAACAGAAGAACACAAGCAGAGACAGATAAAATTGTCATAGAGAACGTCAAGGAGATTCTCGCAGTCTATTCCGATGTTATAGACGACCTCAAGATTGAAATTAGAGAACTCAAGGAAAAGATTGACGAATACGAGCGGTTGGTTTCCAAACTCACAAGAGAGATAAATACCCTCCGCAACGAAATGAAGCAGAGGAAGTCCCAACCTCAAAAAAGTGAAAAATCAGTATCAGATAGACCATAGGGATTTATTTATACTTCCCCCTGAACATCGTAGAGAACTAATAAATGGGGCTGTGGAATTATTTTGGAGAGAATGCGAACTTCGGTCGATATTGACGCAAGAGAAATTAGGGGTTATTATTTCACAGAGTATGTCGAACCTTGAATTAAGGGTCAAAGAATTAAAAGAGCAAGAAGAATACGAACTCTGTTATTTTTTGGACGAAGTGATTTGGGGGACACATAAAAGAGTTCAAGAACAAAGAAAAGATAAAGGAGTATTGTAATGTGTAATTGTCGTCAAACACCTCTACAGAAGGTAGAAATGAGATTGGTAGCAAATGGTTGGGCAAGAATGAGTGGTTCAGAAATGGTCATCATAGATAACTTCATCAACGAAATTTTGGGTAAAAGACCAAATACCAACGAAGAGAGACCGAGTTTATACGCTGAAGCAAAACACGTTCAAAACCACAAAAAATAATGGAAATGATTACAACCGACCAACTTCGGTATGTATATGATTTTTCCTCTGCAGAAGAATTCTTATTTTTCCTTGCAGGTGATGTAATGAAAAAATTCGGTTATACCATCACCGAAGACTGGAATGTAGATTACAACGAAGATACAGACCACTACGCAGAAAGAATCTTCCTGACTTCACCTCAAGGAGAAGATTTTGTTATTGTAATTGAAAACATAGAAGACACCGAACTCGAAATTATCGTGGACTTCTATCTAATCAGGTAAAATTTTTTTTAGGACTATTTGGTGGAATAGATTTTTGTTCCTATATTTGTTGTGTAATTAAAAACAACAAAAACAAAATGACTATTCAAGACCGAATCCAAACCACGCTTGCTAACATCGAGTTCCAACATGGTAATGCTTTTTGGGACGACATCGAGAAACTCGAGCATTGCGTAGAACTCCTCAAGACCAAAAACATCAAAGACGAATTTGAGTTTGTGGAATTGAAATCTCTGTAGTATCTTTGACCCACTAAAATAACACGAAACAAAATGAACTACGACTTCAAGATTGAAACAATCAAAATCAACCCCAATACTAAATGGGAACGCACCGAGCAGGTATTGACCTACTGGACTGAAAATGGTAAGATGTCTCAACCTATCTACGAAGACACCGATGTAAATGTTATTATCAACTCTTTAAGTAGTATCTTCAAATCCTAATTAAAAACCTCAATCTAAAATGACAAAAAAAGAACTGAAGCAACTCAACGAACGGACAGAACGTTTAGTGAAACGATTGAACCAAGCAGCGATTACAGCAGGATTCAAAACACCAAAAGAAAAAACCAACAACTAAAAACCTCAACCTTGGTTGGTGTATCAATTCCTAGGTCGCAGAGCAGATTTACAAACTATAATCTCTATAGTTTTTTTTGGAATTTTTTATATTTACAATAGAAAACCAACCAAAATGAGCAAAGCAGTTCTAAAATTTTACCACAACAATAAGTTCGAGATGGGTGCTTACATCAATCACGACGGAGGGGTAGATGGAGTGTTAAGAGTAGTCATGGAGACCCTACTTCTTCAGAACCTACGTTCAGAGGTTTCGTATATGGAGATATGGGAGAAAATTCAAACCTTCTCAACAGAGCACATCTACAAATACCTCAAAGTAGAAAAGAAGCGATTAGCGTTCTACAACCAACTCAATTCAGACGGAACACCCGTCGGGACTGGAGTAATCTTTTGGGGAATAAATCTTTCAAATAAGGACTTGGAGAAGCACTTCATCTTCCCCGACATCACCTACGAAATTAGAGTGTTGGAAGACCAAAAGACAACCCCGTTCAAAATCCTCAAGAAAATCTCTGTTAAGATGATTTACGGAGGTCAGGAGACAAAATCTCACTACAAGGTAGGGTTCCCTGTCTTCACGGGAAAAGATGAGCAACTCGAGCAATATTTGAACGAACTAAAAAAAGTCATAATCAAAATCGACAACGAACTTGCTGATTGCGATTGTGGTGAAGAAAAAACAATTTCATTATGAACGGAGCATACAAACTCAATGAAGCGCAAGTAGAAGAGATTAGAGGTCTCTTCGAAAACACAACTCTATCAAATTCACAAATAGCAGAACTCTTCCAAGTTTCAGCAGAACATATCCGAAGAATACGCAAAGGTGATAGATGGAATCCTGAATCTGATTCATTCAAAATCGCACACAGAGACAGAAACCAAGATATTAAAAATTTCAATATTTTAAGAGTAGTTTCCGAATCAAAAGTATTGTGTTCTACAAAAATCGACTACACCCAAGTAATCGATTTGAGAGAACATATCAGCGATATTTTTGTCAATCAATCAGGGGGAATAACAATCGTAATAACACTATCAAATTAAAATGGAAATAGGAAAATGGTATAGAAGGAAGAACTACGAGTTCCTTCAAATCAAAGACATCAGACAAAAAGAATTCGACGCTATTGTCATTAGAGACTTCTCTGAAGTAGAACAAGCACCCTATGTGTTTGATAAAGGATTTAGAACAAAATCCAAAGAGTTCTTTGAAAACATCTACACGGAAATGACAAACGAAGAAGTTGAAATCCTACGATTGAGATTCAACACTACCCCATTCGTCAGTATTTAGGTATTTATTGATATGGAAAAACAACCTGTAGGGAGACCAAAATACACCACGCTTGATTACTTGGTTAAGCGTGGTAAAATCCCTTCTACTTGGAAACAAGACATACTTACGCTCGGAGAGAGAGGTAGAAACAAATTGCACTTTGCAAACTACCTCAAAATCTCACGAGATACGATGTATAAATTGATGGATAGAGACAAAGAATTTTCGGACACTATAAAACTCGCTATGGAACTTTCCCAACAATGGTGGGTGGATAAGGGTTTGGAAGCATTCGAAGAAGAAAAGTCTCAGAAACTCAATTCCACTTTTTGGAAATACTATATGGAAAACGTGTATCGTCAGGATTGGAAAACAGAAAAGAGCATCGACATCACGACTCAAGGTCAGAGTATAACCCCCGATAACAAAATCATAGTTGATATTGTGCTTCCCAAAAGTGAAGAGGGGGAGGAGCAGGAGCAGGGAGAATCATAATGAGGATTCAAGCAACAAAGATATTTCAAGACATTAACGAGGGGGTAGAGTCAGGGAGCAGATACATTTTTCTGCGTGGTAGTTCAAGAAGTTCCAAGACAATTTCAGCACTACAATACCTGATTATTCAAGCATACAAAGAACCCCAAATTTCGATTACAATTGCTCGAGCGACCCAAGTGTCCATCAAGAACACAATCCTCGTGGATTTCAAAGATATTATGGGTCAAATGGGTATATGGGACGATGGTGTCCTAAACAAGGTCGATATGACCTATACCTTTCCCAACCAATCCATTATAAGGTTCGTGGGTCTTGATGACACCACAGGAAGACTACGAGGTCTCAAACACAGCATCGTAATGGTCGATGAGGTTAATACCATAGACCGAAACTCATTCGTTCAACTCGACATCAGATGTGAGAGATTTATTGTGTGCTGCTACAACCCTGAAGTGGAGGAGTCGTGGTGGGGTTTTGACTACGAGAAAAAGGAGAATTCAAAACTCTACATTTCCTCGTGGAGGGACAACCCGTTTTTGGATAAAGAGATTATTCGTTCAATCCAAGAACTCAAAGAGATTGACTACGAACTCTGGCAAATCTATTCAGAGGGTAAATTGGTTCCCCCACGAGAGAAGATTTACCAACAACCCCAAACCTTTTCAGGAGAACCCAAAAATATAAAGGGGACATACATCGGGATTGACTTTGGTTATGCATCAGATGAGTGTGGAGTCATTAGAGTTGATGTAGATGGAGAATCGAATATCTACGCAACAGAACTTCTGTATGAGGTTGGATTGACAAACCAAGACCTGATGTTCAGATTAAGAGAACTTGGTATAGACAAAAACTATGAGATAGTTTGTGATTCGTCTGAACCCAAGTCAATCGAAGAATTAAGACGAGGAGGGTTTAGAGTCAGAGGGGTGAAGAAGGGTGACGGGTCTGTCCTCTACGGGATTCAGAAGTTGAGAACCTTCAAGGTTTTTGTCAGCGAATTCTCCACAAACCTCATCAAAGAATTTCAATCCTATAAATTCAAAAGAGACCGACAGGGAAGACTAACAAACGTCCCTGAAGGTAGCGACCACTTACTCGACCCATTGCGCTATATTGTGATGGAGTTCATAGATAAACCCAAAGCAAAATATTCATTCAGGTAATGGCTCAAGTCCAAAGAAAAAGGGGTGATAAAATATACACCTACAACTACTCACAGATTTTTATGAAAACGCAAACCTACGAAAGACTTCGAGGAGTTGCAGATAAACACAATGTATCGCTTCCCAAAGCGATTGATTTTTTAATTAGCGAATATGAAGGTTCTATTAGACAATAAGTCATTTGAGGTAAAATCCCTCACAATCGAACAATACCTTGCACTGAAGGAAAACCCCGACCTCAAGGATTATGAATTGATACACATCTTAACAGGTATCCCAATCGAGGAAATTCTTCAAGCACCTATGAGTGATGTGAAGTTCGTTGCGAATATGCTCTTGGGTGAATATGCTCAGAGTGAAGACCTCACCGAACTTGATTTGGACTTGGAGATTGACGGAGTTCTCTACGGACTTATCCGTCCCTCTAAAATGAGTTATGAGGAATGGATTAATATGGAGGTCTTTATGACTGAATCCCCCATCAACTTACCAAAGATTGCGACCCATCTTTATCGTCCATTAGCGTCAGATAAATTGGGGGAGGAGCGTGAGTTGATTAAGTATTCTTTGGAGGAGTGTAGTGGTCGTGAGGAGTTGTTTCGCAAGAAGTTCAAGATGAATAAACTCACCACGGCGCTTTTTTTTTTAACAACTTTCGCACAGACACTTACCGAAAATTTCCTATCCTCTATCCCGAACAAACAGAAGAAGAAAAAAATCCAAGAAATGGAGAGAGAACTCCGATTGAAGAAATTATCCAATCCGTTATTGACTACTACTACCAAGCGTTGATGCTTTGTGCGGGTGATGATATCCTCAAAGTCGAACCCATTTTGAAGTTGGAACTATTTGAGGTCTTGGGGTATTTATCCTATAGGATAGATAAAGCAAATAAAGAAGCAGAGAGAGCAAGAAACGCAGTGAAAAAATGACCTACAAAAACATTTTAGATTTATTCTACGAATTCAGAAATCAACACCCCATCTTATCGGGAACGACATTCTCTTGGGGTAATCTATCTGACTACTCGAGGGAGGACTACATTACAAAGTATCCTGCGATTCACTTTGTCCCCACGCAATCGATAATCGACCAAACACAAAATACGTTCAATTGGAGCGTGTTAATTTATGATTTGCTCAACGAATACGTTGGGACTGAAGACCAAAGTAATCAGATTTATGCGATGTCAATTGCTCACGAAATCTTGTATGATTTCTATGCTTGGTTTGCTAACAACTTAACTGATTACGGATTCTATATTCTGACCCCCATCACTTACAATCCGTTTGTCGATAGATTTAATCAGTCGGTAGCAGGCGTGGAAGCACAGATACAGATTTTGGTCGACCAAATTGCGTGTATTCCTCCGTTTGTTCCACAACCAAGTCCAAGTCCAACTCCAGTGACTGCGACCCCTACGATGACCCCCACGATTACTCCTACCATCACTCCGTCCATTACTCCAACTTTGACACCATCACCATCGGTTTGTCCTACGATTACGCAATATTTGGAGGTAGAAGTTTTTGACAATACTAAATTCAAACTCCTTTTATGGAATGACGCAGGATTTACATCTCAAGCAGAATCACAATGTAATTACATTTTCTCAGGAACTGCGTTTGGTAGTCTTGGAACCACCTACACAGGAACAGAAGTATTTCCTCAAGGAGACCACGCATATCAGTTCGATTTAGCACCCGTTCTACTTCCTGGCGAAGTAGTCGTAGGGTTTGATGTTTTGGGTGTTGAGTTCAGTGGTTGCACCTGTCCTGTGAATGTTATTCTACCCCCTGCTGAAAATTCGTTGGTATTCTTGGTAGCAAGTGGAGCGACCTCAATTGATGCGTGTGGAAACTTAATCACAGGAACGACCTTCAACGTATATGCTGAAGATTTGGGTAATTGTGCTCCGTGTCTCCCGAATAATTGTTGGGCTTGTCTAAACGCAGGTCAAGTGCTCTATTATGATTTCCACAGAACTTTACCTGTGAATGCAGGATACTACGCAAACGATATGGGAACCTCAAATAACTATTGGTTAGCGAACGGCTCAGGAGAATTACAAGGCGGTGGATTTGGTAGTTGTTAATTATGGAGGAGCAGTTTCTAAATGAATTGGGTGAAT